TTCCCCGCAATTCGGGCAAAATTTGTACTCCGTGAAGTAGTACATATACGGTGTAGTGTGATAACGTTGACAGTACGGGCATTTCGCTACTTGCACTTCCTCAATGCCGGATTTCCGTACTGGTACAACTTGTCGCTCTAACCATTCAGCCATCTTCTCCCTCGCAATCCTCTGAATAACTATATATAGCCTCAATCTCGTAATTATTGGAACAGCAATCAGGATATAAGCCTTGACATAGTTCTGATAAATATTTATGTGCTTCTTTCTCAGCTTCTTCCTTTGTGTCGCAATAGAACGATGTTTTAATCTCTATGGTGGCTTCAACTTCCCACTCTTTAGCCATTCTTACCCTCGCTTTCTGCTTCCTAATCAAGCCATACTTTCAGCATATTGTCCTCTGCCTGTATGCTGTTCACTGGGCGCTCCTCCAATGCCAACCAAATCTCGGAACACACCATCGCTTTTGCCTGTACCTGTCCGTCCCTCATAAGACACACCATTTCTTCGCTTTCACGGCTATTGTCTATCAAATCGAGTAGCTGTCCCATCGTTATTCTTTCACTCATTGTTCTTTTCCTCCTGTTCGTACTTCTCGTCCCATTCCGCATAAATCTGCGCCACAAACGCTCTGATCCGTTCTTTGTCTGCATCGTTTATTGAGTCGATTTCACGATCGCCGAATATATCCTCCAAAAAATCCTCTGCCGATTTCTGTCCGACTTTCGCAAGGCACTCTCTGCTTCTAGCATTGGATAATGCGTCCTGTAAATTGATTACTTCTTTCACGCCTTCCCTCAGATAGCCGGACAATGCCAGATACCCAAGTCCAAGTTCTTTTGTAAGTGGAGAATCGAATCCGTATTCTCCCTGTGCCTCAACACACCGATCATTCCAATCGGCAATCCGCAGACACAGTTCCAAAAGACGATTAACTTTTCTCGATTTCTCCGTATCACTTGTTCTTTCTTTCATTCGTCCTCTTCCTCCAAAGGCTTATTTGCCCATTCTTCCATTGACTTCTCCCACTCGGCGTAAGCAGTTTTCCATAAGTCTGTTTCAAATCCCGCTTCTGTCAGCGCATACCCGTTCTTCGGTGGCATAGCATCGCATACAAGCTCCGTGTATTCTCCGTACGAAACCACAGCCGGACAACCACAAGAGGCTCTTTCAATCCATCCACGGGAAACAAGTTCTTTGATCGCTTTTCTTGTGCGGTACTCTGTCCATTTAATGATCTTCGCTGTTTCTTTTGCCGATACTACCGCTCTCTCTGGTGCGTATGTAGTCATAAATGTTCCGATCTCGGCCTGACAAAACACCAAAAAGACAGTTCCAAGCATGATTTCCTTCGCGTTTTCGTGTTCCGTCATTTCTATTTGTCCTCCTCTTCTTCGTTCTCTTCCTCACTCCCAGATACTAACTGGGCTCTCCAATCGTCCAAGTCATAGTCGTTCTTGTATTCTTCCTCAGAAATCAAACCTTCCTGCCATTCTCTCCATGCACTCATTTATTGCCCTCGCTTTCCTGCCGATCAACCTCTTTCGACAATTCAATTTCTAATTCTCGTTGCATTTCTCCAATCATTCGACCAGTATGGAACGCATCATAGCTGTTTGTAAATTCAGGTGCAAACTTTAGCATTGAATAAATGACTTTTCTTACGATTTCATCTGCTCTTTCTTGTGTCATTCCTTCATCTCCTCCAAAATCCGTTCTAATGCATAATATTCTGCTTTTTCTGCTTCTGTCGGATCGTCTTTGTAATAAAGATATGACTTGCGTTCCAATATCCGCTCTTTCAGTATCAATGCCTCTATCGCCATATCACAAGCACTCGACATTTTTTCATAACCTATCGGATTTCCGTCAATGTCAAAAAAAATATTTCCCAAATCGTACAGATTCAAAATCTGAATTGCTTCTTCACTTGTCATTCTCTGCCCTCCTCAGTAAGCTCTCACATTCCACGAGGCGATCAGATCGCTCTCACTCTCCACGACAGGCTTACCATCCACCTCTCCAAAGGTCAGCCTGCAGGCCTCACAGCTGATCGAATAATATCTCTTTGTCTCTTTCCGGAGCTGATCAAAGCGCTCAGCCTTCCGGAGCTTCAAATGTTCACGCCGGCCGCACATCGGACAGGCTTTATACATCGCACCGGCTCTGCATATCATGTCAGAATCAAAAATCATGTTTCATTCCTCCGTTTCGTTATCTCCTGATTCTCAGCTGACAACCGCAGCCAAAAACACAAACGCAAATATAACTCCTCCAATAAACCCAACAATCCCGAATAATACATTTTCAATCATGCTTTACCCTCCTCGATGAAATCGAAAATGTTCATTTGCTTCGGCGCGTTTTTCTGAGACTTAAACCTCTTGTCAAGAATCTCGATCTCGTCATCCGTCAGATTCTTTTCCGCCGCGATCCTCTCTTTGTAATCGAGTGAGTCCCATCCGGATCTCAGGATCTTCCGCTCGATTGCCTTTTTTCTCGCTTCCTTCGCCTTCTGGATCTTCTCGCTCTTGTCAAGTTTCTTTTTTTTCTCCTCGTCGAAGTAGTGATAGATCCTGATCCCGTTGTTGATGTCCGAGAGATCCTGTTCAAAATCACGAACGACCTTTTTTTCAGCTCGTACATTTAGGATCTCAAAGGAATAATTTTCGTTTGCCATGATATGCCTCCATTATCCAAAAACATATTGTCCGTCAGGCTGCATCCGGTAGATCAGATTCGGGACACGTTCTCCGACTTTCAGATACCCACAATTCGCAGAAACAATCTCCCTTGCCATGATCGGCACAACTGAGTTTCCAATCCTTGCGACCTGATCTTTAATCGGGTACGGGTTCCAGTCAATGTCACGGTCGATGATGTAATCCTCCGGGAATCCCTGCAGAACTTTCAACTCTTCCGGCTTGAGCATCCGGAGATGAATATCTCGGATCATGTACCGCTCGCCGCCTATGATCACGCTCACAAGTCCGAATCGATCCTTTGTCGTGATCGTTCCCAGCGGCTGAGATGCTTCCTGTCCGATTCCATTGCAGTAATATTTGATCAGGAATGCGCTTACGACTCCGAAATGCCCCGGCGATGTCGTGATCGTATGAATCGGCTCCTCGCAGCTCTGGCCTATTCCTGACTTATAGAATTTCGTGATGAATGCCGTTACAAGGCCATAACGATTCGATGTGTCGATCGTCTTGATCGGCTCCGTCAGGAGCTGCCCTCTCGAATCTCCGTACTTCTGTTCTCCGTGGTATTGGATCATAAACGAGACCGCCTTCCGATCCCGGACGATGTACGGATTCGGATTGTCGAGGATGTATTTCTTGATCCCGAATGCAATCCTTCTCTGTGTCGCCTCTGCCAAAGGACGAGGCCTGTCAAAAATACTCTTTCCGAGATCCGCCCAATCGATATAGTCTCCGCAGGCTTTCCATTTCTCGAAAAAATAGCCGTCTTTTGAATGCGTCTGCCTCGGAAATACGATTTTCTTTCCGTCGTTCCGAAGTACCGCATACCACCTTTTCCGGCTCGTAGGTGCTCCATAATCGGCGGCGACGAGCTCACGGCAATCGAAATCATATCCGAGAGACTTCATGGCGTTCACAAAACGATTGTATTCTTCTCCCTTGCGCTCCGGGATCGGATAGCCTTTTTCGTTCAAAGGTCCCCATTCCTGGATCTCCTCGACATTTTCCATGATGATCACGCGCGGCCGGACAATGGCGGCGTGCTTATGGACCGCCCACGGGAGGATTCTCAATCCGCCGTTTCTCGGCTGCCCTCCCTTTGCTTTACTGTGAGAAGTACAGTCCGGGCTTGCCCACATAAGGGAAACCTCACGGCCTTTTACATACTTTTCGAGATCCACTTCGAAAATATCCTCGGTCAGATGCTTTGTCGTCGGATGATTTACCTTGTGCATCTTGATCGCCTGAGGATCATGATTGATTGCAATGTCGACTTTCCTCCCGAGAGCTTCCTCGATGCCAACACTTGCCCCTCCACCACCGGCGAAACAGTCAATGATCAGATCGTTCATGATTCCGATTCCTCCGTCACATTTGCTCTTCTGCGAGCGGGTTCCTCTTCCTCCGTCACGATTCCGAGAAAATCCTCGCAGCGTTTCCGGTCCGAGATCATCTTGACGAGCTTTCGATTTTGTTCTTCCACGATCAGCCTCTGATCTTCGATCGCTTCCATCAGATCCTCGTAAAAATGGCACATCGCCTTCTTGATCAGATCCTGGCAATCATCGAATGGAATCAGCTCCTCCACAGGAGCCGCCGCTGCCTCTTCGATCGGATCCGGCTGAGATCCGGCCTGTTCCTTCTTGCGCTTGAAATACTCTTTCATATATGCCGATTTCTTTGCTTTCTGTTCCGGTGTAAGCTCTCTCTTCTTGTGTTCCATCTTGTTCACCTCTGCTCCCATACGCTCAACGATCTCTTTGATCGTGTCCTTACTCGTGCCGTTCAATTCGGCTAAGATCTTAATCTGTTCCCCTTGATTCTTTGCTTGCTTGAATGAGATATAAATATCTCTGTCACTCATTTCAAGACGTCCCATGTTGTTCCTCCCACCACGCAAGAGCCTCGGCCTTTTCTTCCTCGGAAAGCCCCTGCCGATGTTCCTCGAGGAGATAGCTGAGATCGAATTGTTGCTTAATCCCCGGAACCGGATCAGGAATCCGGCCATCCTCGACCGCTCTATCTCTCACGATGCGATATGCCCGCAAGAAATTGCTGCGGACAACTTCCATGCTGTCGCTCTCCATCATCGCCCACGCCTGGATCTCTTTCGCAGATCCGACGGCTCTCTGAATGAGCGGTGGAAGTCGCTTGAATTCCATCTCGGAGCCGTAGATTCCATTTTCGATGGCTTCGTGAACGAGGCTCCACGCTTCCCCTTCATCCGGAGCGAATGCGTTGACTTTCTTTTCCGAGATCTGCCCGATCAGCTGCCCGGGAACTGGAGCAAATCCTTTCGTGTCGTGCTTGAAATAGTGCATAAGAGCGACATAGGCCTCTTCATAGCCGATATTCTGAAAAGCCTCGTTCCATGCTTCCACAAGCACAGGCTTGTTTTTCGGATTCCAATTCGGCCACATTGACTCAATCAGAATCAATAATTTCTGTGTTTCCTGTTTCGTCATTGTTCTCTTCCTCCGGGATATATCCCCACTCGAGAGCTTTCCGCCTGAGATAATCCTCCTTCGATTCCTCTTTCGGAGTGCTCTTTGTCCTGTTGTCGTAATTGCCTTCGAGGACCTTCGCCATGTTTGCGTCCTTAATGAGCCAATCAAACGTTGCACTCCAATCACGACCGTTTGATCCCTTCAGGAAGTCCGAAGCCTCTGCCTTCCGGAAAAGAGTCTTGAAATCTTCAAGGCCATAGATCCGGAGTCTGGCATTGATTGCCTTCCGTCTGTTCTCTGAGATCGTCTTGACTTGCGGAAAACTGATGCAGATCTCATTAAACAGATCAACGATCATTTGACAGGTGACTCTCTGGATTGTGTTCTCGACGGCGGAGGGAGCTGGGGTACCGGCGGATGCCGGAGGCTCTCTCTCTTCTCCCTCTCTCAGTATTAATTCATCACATTCATTACATTCATTCTCATTCTTTGAATTAATTGTATTAATATTAATTAATTGTTTTGTTCTACTCACTGTTCTACTCGGTGTTCTACTCACTGTTCTACTGTCTGTTCTAGTCTCTGTTATCGTCTCTGTTCTACTGTCTGTTTCGGGAAATTGGTAAACGTCATAATTTACAACGGTTAGAAGTGTTTTTTTTCTGTCCGTTTCAACTGTTATCATTTCGTCCTTACACATTAAGTCAAGGATCGCTCTCACCGTCATAACGGAACACCCCCACGCCTCAGCGAGTTTCCTCTGTGATGTGATCAGCTGCCCTCGTTTTACTGTGATAAGTTCCCTGTCAAACAGGATCTTTTTGTCCGAGTGATTCACGGTATAGAGCAGGTGCATCCATGCTTTCAAATAAAGCGGATTTTCCCAGATCCAACAGTCCATCATCTTTCGATGTGTTATGATCCACCCTGACGCCATTTAACACTCCCCCTTTCTGTTCTTTCATTCTCCCTCTAATCTGAGCTCGTCTGCCCTCCGGATCACCCACGCGGCATATTGTTGCGTTGCGGTAGATCCTGCAGACTGTGGCCCTCCGTTGTATGCCATCAGAGCCCACTCGAGGCCGTTTCCCGTATCGAGGTAGCCTTTCAGGATCTCCGTTCCGATCTCAATGTTCGGCTGCGCTTTGAGCATATCCTGGGCCGTGTAACCGTGAGCGGAGAGCTTGTCAGGAATCCATCTGACCTGAATCTGCATGATTCCGTAAGATTTCCCTCCGTCTCCCATGATGTCCGAGATGCAGCAGCTCTCTCTTTCGCAGATCGCCATGATGATGTATGGATCCACTCCGACCTCGGTGCAGTGCGCATAGGTCCACGCCTGCAGATCCGGCGCCATCATGGACGAAACAGGCTCGAAGATTTCAACCGGCGTTTCTGACTCCGTCTCCGTTTCCGTCTCTGACCGCGAAATCGGCTCAAATTCGTCCGTTTCTGTCTCGAGTGTAGAAATATGCCATGATTCCGATTCTGATTCGTCCTCTGGCGATTCTGACTGAATTTGACCGATTTTTTCAAGTTCTGCAGACTCGAGAAGCGCGTCGAGATAGAGTTTTCTCTTTTCAGCCTCCTCGGCCTGTCTCTCGAGTGCTTCGTCGAGTGTGACATCGTGTTCGGGAATAGTCTCAGCCGGAGGAACCTGATCTCTGTTCGGCAATGTGAAAATCGAAAAGAAGCCGGCAGCGGCAACGGCCAGATAAACCCCTAAAATGTAAGCGTGTTTTCTCATTATCAAACCTCCCGAATTCTGATTCCATATCTCCACAATAATAATTTTCTCTTGATAATGTATTCCTTCGTTCTCATGCCTTTTGCATCCTCTACGAACTTTTCTCCGGTCTTGTTGTCGATGTAGACAAAATCAGCCAGGTAGTAAACCTCTCGCTCGATGATCTTCCCCTGTTTGACGGCTCCTCTCGGTCCGATGGTGTCAGGCTCCCTCTGTGCAGGAATCAAAACAAATTTGACCTGTCGCTGCAGATCTGTGATCTTTCCGGCCATTTCCAGGAGGCGCAGCTCCTGAAATCTCCGCGCCTCCTTCTTGCTGTCAAAAACTACGCCGTTAACCGTTACCTTTTCATTTCTGTACTTGTTCCGGCCTGCTTTGTACATGGCATCACCCTCCGAAAGGCAATTCTGAATCATCAACGCCGTTCATGGATACAAAACCGTCATTTTGGCTCTGTGGCGCAGCCTGTTGCTGAGCTGCCTTGCTCTCACAAAACTCCTGTTCTTCGACGATGACATCCGTCGTGTAGACGGTCTGACCGTCTTTGTTCTGATAGCTTCCCGTCTGTATGTGACCGACGATTGCGATCTTGATCCCCTTCCGAAGATACTTCTCGGCAAACTCGGCATTTTTTCCGAAGGAAACGCAAGGGATGAAGTCCGCGCCTCCGTCCTTTGAGCGCCGGTCAACCGCCATGGTAAACCTTGCGATTGTCATCGGCTGATCGCCTGCCGTGCTCCGGATGTCAGGATCTCGCGTGAGGCGGCCGATTTCGATTACTTTGTTCATTTTTTCCCCCTCCTACTCAACCGAAAAGAGCATCAGCCGCGCTCTTCGCCGCCGTCTTTGTTTCCTTCTTTGCCGGAGACGGTGCGGGATCCGGAGCGGGAGCCGGTTTCACTTCCTCGACAGGCGCAGGCATCGGATCAGGCTGACTCTGTACAACTTCCGGCTCCATTTCAACATACGACTTCGTTCCGTCGGCATTGATAACGGCCATGTCGGAATCCATCGCGTCCACCATATCGATCGACATGATGCCCCATTTTGAGATCAGCTGCCGGAGCATTGTCTTATAGGCCATTGCATCAAAGTCCTTTTCCCAGAAGGTATATCCCTTATGCGCTCTGTACCCCATAGAATATTTTTCCGCGTGAGCCTCCATCTTTGCCTTGCTCCAATAGAGCGCTTTTCGGAATCCGTTTGTGTATTCAAACATGGCATAATAGCCGATTGTCTTTGCCTTCTCGCGCTCTTCCTCGTCATCGATCAGACGAACCTCGATTTCTTCGTTCAGGGGATCGAATCGGATCAGCTCGCCCTCTTTGATCGCGAGAACATTCAGCTTCTTATACTGTCCGGAACGGATCGCAAGCTGAATATATCCCTTATATCCGAGCTGAAACTGAGCTAACTTTCCGCGGTCCTTATCATTGTATGGCACCATGTAATACTGTCCGAGCTGAGGGCTCGGAGAGAGTTTCAGAGATTCTCCCAGGAGCGCCGCGCTGAGAATCGACTGATTCGAGCATTCCTGGAGCTGCGGATTCGCCTGAACGGCTGAAATGATCGAAGAGATGAATCTCTGTCCGTCCTTACCTCCGACAACCTTTGTGATCTGATCCTTGACTGCGTCCTGCGTCAGATATGCGGTGAGTCCGAGCCTTCTTGTGCTTGCTAATGTGTTGTTTACTGCCATTTTTTAATCCTCCTTCGGTTTTTCAAAAGTAACTTATGACGGGTCCGGTCCGTCGAAATCGTCCCAGATCGTGCCTTGCTCCGTGTTGGAGATAAATTTCAAGACAAACCGTTTGCTTTCCTCGTCCCATACGAGCTCCATCTGCGGTGCGTCGTTTCCTTTCTGTTCGTCCTTGATCGCGACCTGGCTGCTTACTTTGTAATCAAAAGTCGGGACGCGGATCGTTCTTTCCTTCTCCTGGTTCTTCCAGGAAGTGTCCGGGATCTTCTCGCTCATGAGATGAACCTCGACCTTCAGCGTGATGCTGCCATCCTCCGCTCCGCTCTCGACCATGCTGTTAAAAAGCCGCTGAATTACCATGTTGAATCTGTCGCGCATATTCTCGAAGATCTCGCCCTCGATCTGCAGTTCCTTTGTGTTGATTGTGTCCATCTGTGCCTCCTTCTTAAATCGCATTGAATTCGATCTCATTCTCAACAAAAAACGCCTTGAGCTTTGCCGCCATTTTAACGGTCAACCGGCAACGGAACGAAACCCACTCGGCCGTCTTTTCATCCTCGGCTTTTTCTGCATCGGCTCTTTCGACTCTTTCCAGATATTGCTCGTTTGCCGGTTCTTCTTCCGGGAATGACGGTTTCGGATTTGTCTCGGCCTGTTCCTGTATAAAAGCTTCGATCTTCTGGCGTTCCATCTCGGCCTTCTGACGTGCTTCCTCTTCGATCCTTGCCTGTTCTGCCTTCCTCTTTTGGATGTCAGCGAGCCTCTGTCCTTCCGCAAGCGCGGAATTGATATTGAGAGTAGTCTTATACGCCTCAGTCGCTTCAAAGCCGAATTCGGGCAATTTTGAGAGCGTTTCGAGGTCCTGCTTGATCAGGAAGAGCCGAGTCGTGATCGTGTCATGGATGATCGGAATGGATACGGTCGCATTGAGCCATTTAGGATCGAAAAGCTGATGAAACTGCAGCCATTCCGGATGATCACTCTCTTCGAAAAAAGCCTTAATCTCGTTAAACTTTTTTGTTTTTTTCTCTTCGTCGTAGGCCTTGATCTGCGTGTCGATCAGATTGACCGGCTTGTCGATGATGCTGATGATCTCGTTGATCTTTGCCTTGAATTCTTCGAATGGCGCCATGTATTCCCGTTCACGGCGGATGCGTTCATCATTGAGCGCCTTCTTGAGCTTTCGGAGAGCTGCGACGTCTGCCTTCGCTTCCTTGATCTGTGTGTCGTCGTAGACGAGCGTTTCGTAATGCTTCACGCGATCCTCGAGCTCGTTTTTGAGCTCGTCGAAGTTGAATTCGATGGATGATGGAAGCTGAAAATCATTGATTTTTAACTCCATAAGTTAATATGTCCCCTTTCAAATAGTGTTCGGCAGCACGAGCGGCGGCCTTTTGTCTTTTTTGATGTACTCGGAAAATTTGATCTCTTCGTCTCGGAGATATTCGAGATCTTCAAGAACCTCGGATCTCTCGATCGTGTAATCTTTGATATTTGCGAAAATCGTTCCGCCGTATTCGTAGCGGATCAGAGCCCTAAGGATCACAAAGTCGAATTCTGTCACGTTTAGATAATGGAGGCACTGGCAAAAGTAATTGTCCGGAATCCGGTGATCCCATTTTTCACGTTGCATTGATTGCAGAATGTTCGTCGTCTTGATCTCGAGAATTCCCCTGCGTCCATCCGGATCTGTCAGCCATCCGTCAAGCGAAGCATGAGCAAACGGAAATCGATCGTTGAGCCACAGATTGTTTTCCACATAATCCACGGTGAATTGTGGATAATCGAGCGCGAACAATGCCCGGATGTGTTCCTCTGCCTTCGTTCCGTAGATGACATAGGACTTTGAAGAAATGTCCTCCTGCCTTCTCCGGCCGGTCTTGATCTCCCAGAGCTCCACGTTGCTCATGTAAGGATTGCATCCAACGATTGCCGCTGCGTCTGATCCTCCGATCCTGCCGGATCTTCCGTTGAGCCATCCGGCGCGGGAAAAAAATCTTTCCATCGTTACCACGGCAGCGCATCCCTCCATTTCCGCTCACGCTCTTTCGCTTGTTCTTTTCCACGGCGTTTCAAGTAGTCCTCGAGAAGCTCCGTATCAAACAGAAAAGCGGATCCCTTTTTGTCGCTCATTCTTTGCGCGATTCCTAGGTGCGGTTTGCCCTGCACTTCGTCAAGGATTGCTTTCGGGAGAAGTTCTAACAGTTCGCGGCGTTTCATGTATTTTTTCGGGAATACCATAAAATCACGCTCCCTCGGTTTTAATAAGTGTCGGCAAAAATGCGATTTCCGAAAATGCTTCTAACTGTGTTTTGCTATCCTGATAAATTTCTTTGTAAGTCTTTCCGGCGGCCATGCCGTTTCGGATTGTGTTTAAAACAATGTGTTCTGCGAGTGTCAAATTGTTAATTTGAAGGATTGTCGCGTTGTCTCTGTTTTTAACTCCGATTGTCCGATTTACAAGCCGGGTATATGTCATATAAAGCATATCTGAATGTGTGCTACCCTGACTCTTTGCATACTCGACTAACTCTTTTATGACGTCCGTCTCGTTCCGTCTGGTTATCTTGCCCTGTTTCCTGCTTTCGATCCATGCTGAGGTTTGTTTTTCAACAAGCAAGCGCTCCATAGCATTGAAAGCGGATATATATTTTAATTTCCACTCGATAGCGTTTTTTCCTGTGAAACCCATAACCAAAAGCGAAAACGCGTCACGATTCATAAAATATATAGTTCTTTCTTCGCCCTTCGCGTCAACATAGGTTGATTTCTGAAATTCAACCTCCCCATTTTTGGGGACGTTGACAAGTAAATTTTCGATAGCTCTTAAGACCCTGTCGTGTCTTCTTCCGAAAGCCTCCGCGACTTGCAAACTCGACGTCACAGCTTGTTCTTTCCGGATAGTGATAAGTTCGTCCATGCTTTAACCTCCCTTCGCCGTGTCCATTTTGCCAACCTCGTCAGCAAAAAAAATACAAATTGTTTCTGCCTCGGAAAGATTTAAAAGTTTCCGAAGCGCCGTTATTTCATTCTGTCGGAAATAAAGTTCGTTTCTCAATTTGCGGTATAACGCCTGTCTCGTGATACCGAGCTTTTTTGCAATAAACGTCTTGCTTAAACCGCTTTTCGAAATAACGTCGTTCAATTCATCAACATTTGTCACAAGAAAACCTCCCTTCTTTTGGTGTCCGGTTTGTCAACCTCTTTCAATCTAGCATACGGTTGCCAATATGTCAACCCCTATTTTGCGTTTCTGTAAATTTAATTTTACAAGCGCGTTTTTTCGTGTTATGATTTTGTCGGGGATAAAATGAAAGAAGGTGGTTTTTATGACGAAAACAACAACCGGCGAAAGAATCAGAAAAAGACGGCTCGAGCTAGGATTGTCACAAACGGAGCTTGCCCGCCGTGTCGGATTTGAAACAAAAGGCTCAATATCAAAAATTGAAAATTCAGACAGAAACCTCAATCAATCAAAAATAAAGCTAATCGCGGACGCGTTGCAAACGTCACCTGATTATATTATGGGATGGAATGATACTGAAATCATAATTGAAACCGATAACCCGGAACGGGACGGAAAAGAACGGATCCTCCGATACTTCGAGAAACTCTCAGAAACAAACCGCGAAAGCCTGTTAAAATACGCCGAATATCTGTCGAAATCTGAGGATTAATAGCCATGCCGACCAAATACAAGAAAAACCCAAAAACCGGCCTATATTCAACGCTAATTTGGGACGGAACCTACCGCGACGGGAAAAAGCATAGAAAACAATTAACAAGCAAAAAATCATCTGCAGACCTCGAGAAAAAAGTCTATGCTTTCAAGAAGGAAGTCGAGGCGAAAGTCAAAGCCGAAGGTGCGAAACAATCCTCGGATTATACTTTCGGCGAATATATGGTTCGTTGGATCGTTGCGACAAAATCCGGATTATCAGAGCATACGAAAAAGAATTATAAATCCGTCATAAACCATTTCGAGCCTGTGGCCGATCTGCCCTTGAATGATGTCACGTTGTACGATATTCAAAGTATAATCAACGCAAACATTGACAGCCCGGCCGCGTGCAAATATATCGCACAGACTTTTTATGGAATGGTTCGTTTTGCTGTAAAAGAGCATCAACTCCCGTCCGGCGCCGTCGCCGATTTGTGCGGGTCGCTTGCCTTGCCGAAAAAGACGCGAAAACAAAAACGGGCATTATATCCGCACGAAAAAGAGGCCCTTTTTGCAGCCGATCTGAACGAAACGGAGCGGGCCTTTGTTTATCTGCTTTACTTTTTCGGAATGCGCCGATCTGAAGCTCTGGCTTTAATGGTAAGCGATTTTGATTTCACAAAAAACACAGTTTCCATCACGAAAAACCTCACGATTTTAAACAATGGCTCTAGTGTCAAAAAATCTCCGAAAAGTGACAGCGGCTTTCGTGTCGTTCCGATCCCGGAGCGGGCCATTCCAGCCATAAAGGAATTCGTCGAAGGAAAACAGGGGTTTATATTCTTTCCAAACGGCCCGGAGTCGTTCACTCTCGCGAAATACATGACAATGTGGCGGCATATAATTGCAAAAATGCAGGCAACGACGCCGGAGCCGATCGAAGGATTGACAGCGCATATCTTCCGGCATAATTACGTTTCGGAGCTTTGTTACAAGGTCCCGCAGATTTCAACAAAAATGATTGCAAAGCTTGCCGGGGATTCCGAGCAGGTCGTTCTGGCAACGTACTCGCATATCATGGCCGAGAAAGAGGATCCTGTTTCCGTCCTGAATGACGTTTTTTTCTAACCGAAATTCTAACAACATGATAAAAAACTAACACAATTCTAACATTTAAAGCAGGTCAAAACGGAATAGAAAAGCGCAAAATGAAACGGCGCAATCCATTATATTTCAATGGAAAACGCCGTTTTTTGTGATTTTATGCGGTTTCGGCAAATATTTCGCAAGAAGATATTTGAACCTTTTATTTTACGCGGTTTTCAGGTCACTCTCTAACATAATTTCTAACAAGTTATAATTCGTTTTCGATTCTTTAACTCGATTTTTAACAAGTTATTTTTCCGGGTCGATAAACCAGGGATCGAATCTTACCGCGTCAGCGTCTCTCTCGATGAACCAATCACCGGTCTTGTTTGTAAGGATGCAGTAAATATCTCCGTTGCCTTTGTTCTTGATCGCGTCCTGCATCGACTTACAGATCTCGAGGTATTCGTCATCGCATCCTCTTGTGACGACTGCCCACCTGACAAGAGGTCTGTTTCCTTCCTCGTCGCTCTTGAGCCCGTTTGCCTGCCTCTGCATTTCCTTTTCTGCTCTCTCCTCGGTCAGCTGCATCAGCTTCTCGACGATCAACCTCTCGGCCCATTCGGGGCAGCTTCTCTTTCCGCCTTCCCAGTTCTCAATCGTGCGCTTCGGGATTCCGAGCTTGTCGCTCATTTCCTGCTGAGTCATCATGGCGTTTGTTCTCCAGATCTTGATCTCGCTCTTCTGGTCGAATCCAAACTCACTTTCAAGAAGCTCCATAAAATCGGGATCCTTCTCAAGGTATGCCGTAAGAAATTCTTCGTTGCTGCACGGTGCGATTGCTCCGTGTAAGTTTTCGCGGATCTCGTCGTCCATGTAAGAGACTATATTCTCAAAATCTTCATTGTCCATAGGTCTACCGTTTATATACATTTTCATCATAGTTTCGCCCTCCTATCTCAAATTTCATACTGCTCGAAGAATCTTTCGATGATTGCGCTGATCTCTTCGTCTCTGAGTCCCTGTCTGTCGGAAAGAATCCACTCGTTCTCGTTGTTGCGGTCGATGTAGCCGAGGCTTCTTCCCTTGTAGTCGCTCATATAGATCCGGCTCTTGCCGTTCTTTTCCCATGCCTTGAATGTTGCCTGTCTTTCGTCTCCGTCATAAAGGTTGTAGTTGATTTTTGCGATTCCTGTGAAGTTCATCATGTTCTTGTCCTCCTGGTTTTTTGTTCGGGCCTCTTGCCCTTCCCTTGACTATACTATATCACCCATTGGGTGATATGTCAACACTTTTTTGAATGTTTTTGAAACTTTTTTTCAAAAAAGAGAAGAGGCCGCATCGCACAAAGCGAAACGGCCCCTCCTGAGTAAGGGAACATAAATGAACCAGATAAGCATTAGTAAATATCAATCTTGACGGTGATAACTCCGGTTGCTCCTGCCGAAATGGTGACGGGATTTTCGAGGATCTGCCTTGCGATCAGGAATTTACGCAGAGCGGCAGACGATGGGCTGGTGTTTACTCCGGAAACCATGTATAGAGATTTCAGCAGGCCGATCTCTGTGATCGTTATGTCCTCGGATGTGTTGTTCGTTCCGTTCCAGCTAATAACGATGTTCAGGTGCCCGTCGTCGGTGACTCCGAGGTTCAGGTTCATTGATGTCGCGGTGAAGCTGTTTGTTTTATCGTCTTCGAGAACGGTGTCCGTTGCATCCGCCTCAGTTGTGCCGGATCCGACATCAAACGAGATATTTTGAAAAATACGCCATGTGCTTTGTGCGGCCGGTCTTTCGGTATTAAATCCCAAAGATTCGATATGTACCCCTGCCATGTAGTGATCAGTCGATCCATCTGCAGAGGCCAGCGTGGTGTATGTGCTGACGTAAGTTCCGGTTTGTGTTGAAACGAGCACGTCGGATACGTGTAAAGCCCTTATGTATTCAAAAAAGTTTCGTGTAAACATTTTTTATTCCTCCTCTTCCTGGCTAAAAATTGATTGCGCGCTTATAATGTTTCTGATCGCCGGTTGTGTCCATGCGGATCCTCCCTGAATCGGAGTGCCGAGAACAGCCTTAAAAACTTTGATCGAAACGACATTGTCCGGATCTCCTGCGGTCAGATTCGGCAGAATGATCGTTGCGAGTCCTGTTCCGCTCGAATAAGAAATAGTGAAATCCGATCCTTCCGATGCCGAGAGCCCATTGATGAATACAAGGATCACATCAGCCTCTTCGTATTGATAGCCGTCCATGTCGAGCACGATTCCGGATGTTGCCGGATCTGTCGGGAACGGAGCTGATTTTTCGAATTTCTTGATATAGGCGCCGACTTGCAGTTTTTCCGTCAATGTCGCGAGCCATGATTCGAATGTTGCCTGCTGTGCGGTCTGCCATGCTTCCATCTGCGCCGCCATCTGGGCATATGCTGTTTGGTACTGCAAAAAAAGCGTTGAGGTGTCGACCTGCTGAATGAGCCCCGCAACGAATCCGCAAACATCAGAATTCGCTCTTGTGTCCGTGATCATCTGCTGAGTGATCGCCTCGACCTGCTTTGCCACGCGTACCGTCGCAAGCTGCATCTCGTACCGGCTGGATGTCCGAACAAGCGCCGGAGCGACCGGAGTTGTTGACGGCGTGCCCTCTTTGATCTCGATCCCCATTTCTCTCGTTGTAAGGTCCACGAAAAAGATCACGGAATCGATCCGAGTCAGAAGAACATCACTCGCCGAGATCGACAGAGGAAGATCGGAATCATTGACGATCTTGTGGCCGTTGATCCATCCCTGACCATCCGCAACGACGACCTGCATCCCTGTTCCTGCCGAGACTTGAAGCTGTGTCGATGGATTCGGAAAGACGCCGGAACCGACGATCTTGTCCAAATACCCGGTCACGTCCTCGGCGTTATAAACGCGGTCGTAGACGTCACCATCTTTGACAGCGTTGAAGAAATAACCATGAATTGCCATTTTTGCCCTCCTTTATACTCCGAATGTCGGAGTGATAGTATATGCTCCAGCCTCGTCGATCGCTTCCATGACTTCAACGAGCCTTGAGTTCATTCTGATCCCCCATCGGGAGTTTTCGACGGTGCAAATATCTCCGAGGAATACGTCGACGCCATACCTGACTCCGGCGAAATCGACCTCACCCGAAAAGGCTGCTGTGTAGCTTGTGATTGATTCTAGGCCTTCCGCGTGTAATTGCTCGTAATATTCCGCTTCCGGGATCTCTCCATCGTTCGTGCTCATGTTCCGTGCGTCCTGATAGTATTCATATCTTTCGAGTCCGGAAAGGCCTTCTCGCGTTACCCACAAAGTTTTTCGGTCAAGTCCTTCGCCTTCGCCTGCTATCAGGACGTCCGTGATCATATCCTGATAGTTTTCCCAATACTCGGACGAGAGAAGATTATCATATTTGTCTGAAAAAACAACATACGGATTGACGCTCTGACCGTAGGAGCGATCGGTTCCTTCATACATGGAAAAGACAAAGTCTCCATTCTCGATCCCGACGCGGAATCCGATTCCGTTTGACTCGCAGATCTTCTCGATTGCCTCGAGGAGATTTTTGCCCGTGATCTGTATCGTGATCTTTTTCTGCGTTGTATAGGTATGATCGACGGAGAAATTTCTGATTGCTCTCTCAGGGATCTCCGGATTGATGATCTCCTGATCGATCAGAGTCGCACAGGCTGCGTCAATCGTTTTGTTGTTGAGCTGAGTCTGTGTTGAAATGATCCGTCTTCCAAGAATTGAAGAAGCAAATCGGCCTTTCGCAATGAAAAGCTCAGCTCCGTCCGCGTTGTTTTGGATCTCGATGCGTTCGATGATTCCGACATCATTCGAATCATCCCGGAACACATAATAGCCTTTTCTGATCGCTTCGCGTGAGCGATCATTGACCGGCACACATAACTCGAAATCGCCGGGGCTATAATAACGGCTCGTCCAGATGAACGTTGAATAGTCGTCTAAAATGCAGAGCTTTTCAAAATTTGTGTCCGCTATGATAGGCAGCATCATTTTCCATCACACTCCTTCGAAAAGATCATTGTGTCGGAACGATACGGAAAGATTTGACTCCGTTCCGGATCCAATCTCAAAGACAAACTCCGCGCCTTCCGGAGGAAGTTGGAGCCAGGTCACGCCTTCCATGAGTGCGTTGAAGAGATTCGTCTCCACGCCATTTCTTAAAAGCGTGACTGTCTTATGTCCGTTTTCGGTCGAAATCGTGATCAGATCCCCGGTCTGCATCGAGTAATTGAGCCCGATAAACTCCCCTGTGGTGTAATTGTAGATTTTCGGATTCGTGATCGCGCCTCGTGCAAAAAGCTCGATCTCGAGCCCACAAGTCACGTTTCCGTTATTCGGAACGGAAATACTTCTGAGCGAGTCAATCTGCCCGAAAATGATCTCTCCCGCTGCCTCCGAGGCAAAAGGAAATGAGAACATTGATACAATCGCCGAGAGGTCGTTGACGATCTCCTGAGCGCTCTTGAAATAGGGCGACGTGCAGAGAATGTCAACGGTGACGGTCTGCTTCTGTGCGAAATATGCCGGCAAAATATTCCAGACGTAGCCGTCGACATATACGTCAAGCAGATCGCTCTTGTATGACAGCCGCACAGGCCGCCCGGTCTGCAATACGTCGTAGACCGCGAGTCTGCCTGCCTCTGCCTCGTATTCGATGGCAAAGGCAAGCTTAATCTCACGATCAAGGATCTTTGAGGAGTTATATCTCGATCCTGGCATCAACGAGACACTATTTTTGTTGATGTTTGCTTTCGGCGGATTGAGGCCCGTGATCTCAACGATTGTGAATTGCCCGCCGATGTCATTGAAGGTCAGCGTTTTTCCGCTTTCCCCGGTGATCGTCAATTCATACATTTCCCATCCTCACTTTCGCCGCGAAGAGCATCGAATTCGTGTCTCTGTAGATCGATACACGGTCGAGCGCCTTCGGGCTTGTATTGTATTGATTAAAGGTCACATTGTTAATGGTCCCGTTTCTTCCCGTTCCTCCGGCAGCTATAGCGGACGAGGAAACCGATCCTCCAAGTCCCGGAATGCTCACGTCCTTATTGATCCCTATGTCAATCAGAGGCATCGAGTTCTCAAGCCCTGAAACAAGCTTTTTCATGCTTGCTTTCATCTGGGAGAGCGTTTCAGGCATTTTCGACTTGAATCCTTCCACCATTCCGGGTAAAAGGAATGTTCCGATCTGATCCCGCATTGCACGGGACGGAGAATTGATCCCGAGACCCTCTTTGAAGCCTCCGAGGAATCCGTTTGTGAATTCTTTGATCTTCTGTTTCAGCCATTCAGTGGTGTTCTGTATTCCGTTCCAGATTCCCCGGACGACATTCTCTCCGATCGAGAAGACGTTATCAGGAAGCGTCTTGATTTCTTTAAGGACCGCGTCAAAGAATGTCTTCGATGCTTCCGAGCCTTTCGTCTTGAGTTTTTCGATAAATCCCGGCATCTTCTCGATTACTTCGAGCAAAAGCTTTCCGATCCGTTCGGGAAGTGATTTGAAGAAATCAAGGACATTGTCAAGGAAAGCCTTTCCTGCCTCTTTTGCCTTCTCTTTTGTGTCTGTGACGAAGATGTGCATTTTTCCGATTGCGAGTCCGAGGAAATGCCCGACCCGCTCCGGGAGCTTGTTGATAAATTCTACAATAGCCGCCAGGATCTCAGGTGCTTTTTCTTTCGCAATCTTGATCATGTTGGCAAGCCAGGTCGTGAAAGCTTTCCAGGCCTGCTCGAGATACGGGCGGAACCTTTCGGCGATGTTCTTGACCCCGTTGATGTACGCGGTCACGATTTTCGGTACATTATCGACGAGCGCTTTGACGATCCGAGGAATCGCGTCAACGATCGCCCAGAATGCCTTAATGGCCGCATCGAGGATTTCGGGAGCACTGTCAACGAGAGCCGTCACAAAAGCGATGATGATCTCAGGCTCTGCAGCCATCAGAGCGTCAATGATCGTCGGGATAGCTTCGATGATCGCTTCGAAAAGAGTGATCGAAGCGTCGAGGATCGCCGAATTATATCCGATCAGAGCCTCAATGAGTCCGTTGATTACTTCCGGAAGCGCATCCACCAATTCAGGCATAAGCGCAACGAGAGCCGTTACAATGGAATTAAAGAGCAGTGTTGCACCCTCAATCAATGCGGCCTGTGATTCGTTCATTGCCGTAATGAGTGCAGATATGATCTCAGGGATCATCTTCACAAGTTCGATGATGATTCCTGGCAAAGCTTCGATCAGAGATGAAACAACCGCAAAAACGGCGTCTATCAGTTCCGGTATTGCTCCGAGGATTGCTGTGACAATCTGAGGGATCGCGGTGACGATTCCTAAAAGCAGTTCCGGGAGAGCCGTCGCAAGAGTTCCGAGAAGATCCTTCACGACAGTCAGAGCGGACCGCACAAGCTCCGGAATCGCATTGACAATTCCAATCGCAAGCGTTGAGATGATCTGCATTCCGATCCGGACAAACTGAGGCAGGTTCGAAACGATGTTGTTCAGCGTGTTCGTTACGAGATTCCCGATTGACTCTCCGAGAACCTTATCAGCACCTTCGACGCCGTTGACGAGGTCCGTCAGCGCCGGAAGGATTTCTTTCGAGATCGATTTCACCGCATCGCGGAGCGGAGTGTTTACGGAGTCATAGAGCGTAAGCTGGAACTCCTCAAATGCGGAATTCATCGACTTTACGTCTCCGGCCAGATTGTCGTTCATGGTTTTGGCCATCTCCGACGCCGCTCCGTCGCAATTCCGGAGCTCCTCCTCGAATGCGGCTGCGCTCTCCACGCCTTCGTTCAAAATCAGATTGAGCCCCTTGGTCGATCTCGATGTAAACGTCGAAGAAAGCGCCACGGCTTTCTCCGCGTCTCCCATGCCTTTGGTGGCTTCCTGAACGTCAGCCAGTATGTCCGTAAGGTCCCGGAAGTTTCCCTCTGCATCCTGGACGGCGACGGAGGTCTCTCCGATCTGGATTGCGCCCTCGTCCATTTTGTCTGTCATATCTCTCATTATGGCAGCAAGGGCTGTTCCGGCTTCGGATCCTTTTAAGCCCTGGTTTGCCATGGAGGCCAGCAGGCTCGTTACGGTTTCGACGTCCTGCCCCGCTGCGTTCAGGTTTGCCGCGGAGTTTTTGTATGCTTCGCCAAGCTGTGCCGCGCTGGTGTTGCTGTTCGCCTGGGCAAATGCCAGCTTGTCAGCGAATTCGGTTGCGGTCATGGCGGAATTGGAAAAGGCTGACAAATAATCCGTTACCATGTCAGAAGCCTCGGCCAGTCCCATTCCGGATGCCGCCGCAAGATCAAGAACGCCGCCTAACTCGGAAGCAGATTTTTGAGCGTCCCATCCTGCAAGCGCCATGTACCCGAGGGCGTCCGCTGCTTCGCTCGCACTGAACTGTGTTGTTGATCCGAATTTCCGAGCGGTATCGGTCAGCAGCTCCAGTTCGTCGCCTGTGGCTCCGGATAGTGCTGCGACCTTCGCCATTGACGATTCAAACGCCGTCCCTGTCTTGACGACCTGAGTCGTTAGATCCTTGAGCCCGCTGATAACCATTTTTATGGCTTCCGTGGCAAGGTTTGCAAGAACTCCCTTCAGAACTGTAAAACCGCCATTGGCGGCTTTTTCGCTCGATTCCGCTGCCTCGTCCGTCGAGTTTGTTACATCGTCCAGCTGCTGCTCGTAGCTGTTTAACTGGGATTCCGTGTTGCTGATCGCTGCCCTCTGATTGTTGATCCTGATCTGCAGCTCCTGCGCTGCTCTCGAATCCTCCCCCTGCTCAGAGGCGACTTTGCGATATTCCGTCTCTAAAACGCTCAGCTGTCTCTTCTGCGCATCGAGGACTGTGTTTAACTGCTTTATTTTTGCGGAAAGCCCATCAGAGGACGAGCTCCAGTCGTCCATTCCGGCGCTCGCCGCCTTGAATTCGGAGTTTGCCAAGCGGATCAGACGAGCCGCTTCCTGCATTGCGGCTTTGAAATCAGAAATATCCGCCTTAAATACTGTCGTGCTATCCTCTTGTCTCGCCATTCCTTCACCGCCTTAAAACCAATCATCCCCCGCCTTTTTCCGAATCACACGATTCGGATCCGCTTCGGCGTTCTCTCGTTTCTTTGCCTTAATCGTGTCAGAGTAGAGCTCGATCACTCTCCCGAAAGGTCTATCTTCGATCTCAAACGGATCGAGCGCCGGGAAAATCTTGCAAAGATTAAAAATGATTAAAAATAATGTTTCATCGAGCGGAGTGTCATCATCCACTCCGCCGTTCAGTTTTTTTCAGATCCTCCGATCGAGTTCATCTGCGCAAAAGACGCTTTCAGGATCTCGATGACGATCATATATACCTCAGCAACGGGCACGTTGTCCCACTCTTCCTCTGTCATTTCCGGGAAGCAATCGCCGAGGAGTTTTACAAGCTGCTCCCACGCAGAGTAAATCTGCGAAAGAAGCTCACCAGTTTCGTTCACTTTTTCGATATTCAGGACCTTCATCAGAGCGCGAACGGTTCCGAATCTGATCTTGATTGCGCTTGCGGTGTAAGTCTTTAAGACTTCCCCTTTGTCGCCATAAACATTCACTTTGATTTCATTGTTCATTTTGTTTTCCCCTTTTCTTTTTTTCAAATTTCCACCACCCGAAGATCTCGGGTGGTGGAAAGGATTAATTGTTTCCCTGTTCTTCGGTTGTGAATCAGCCGCCGATACAGCTTTACTGCAACGTGTCGGGCGTCTGTACGCTTTCGAAGAATGCCGTTTCCGTAACTGTGGTATTGACGGAAGTGTCGACATTGATCGCCTTTGCGCTCTTTCCGGTCGCCGTGAATTTGTGCACGGTAGAGACGCCGGTGTAAGTCAGCGTCTGGCCGTTCGCGTCGGTTCCTGCGTTTTCTGTCGCGCTGGTGGAGTCGGGAATCGCAAAGGATCCCTTAAGTCTCCAGACGAACACCTCCGTTCCGGAAGTGGTTTTTGTGATGTAGCCGATCGCCCAATAACCAGGCG